AGCAGCAACTCTAAGTTCTGCTAACGTTCTAAAGGCAGTTGCAAAACTACGTGCTAACAAAGCAGTACCTCGTAAGGGTACAAACTTCTGGGCTGGTATCCACCCAGAGGTATCTCACGATTTCCGTCTTGCTACTGACACAGGTAACTGGTTAGTACCAAACCAATATGGTGCTTCACAGGACCGTGTTTGGGCAGGAGAAATCGGAGTATACGGTGGAGCATACTTCATTGAAACTCCACGTATGTACTCAGCAACTGATGGTTCATCATCTGCAAAGGTGTATCGCACAATCATTGCAGGACAGCAAGCACTTGCTGAAGCAGTGGCTGAAGAGCCACATACAGTCATCGGACCAGTAGTGGACCGCTTGATGCGTCATCGCCCAATGGGCTGGTATGGCGTATTAGGTTTTGCACGCTACCGTGAAGAGGCTCTATACAGAATCGAATCAGGTTCTTCAATCGCTTAGTTGATTGACGCTGTAGCAGGAGTAGGAATATTCCTGCTACGGAGTAAGTTCATTAAGGAGAATAATGGCGGACTATACATTTGTTACACCTGTTGCCGAAGAAGGCCCAATAGGTAAACACAGATTGTTTTATTTTTACAAACTAGATAGAGGTATCAGTATTGCCAAATCTAGTGGAACTTACTCACAAGTAAGGTTTCCAGTTGATTCAGATATAGAAACTTACGATGAATTTTATCGTGGTGGTTATACCCATACAGTTGATGATACAACTAGGGCAGCGTTAATCGCTGCAAATGTTGGTGTTACTTCCGCTAACTTCACAGCGTTATGAGTTTACATCAAGAGAGAACCCATCCAGAATTTGTAGAAGGATGTTTTGGTTGCAAGATTGGCACCCTTGAGTTAGCCCCAGGAGATGCTAGAAAACAGATAGCCCAGAAAAAATGGGATGGAGAATTGGCTGCCTATCGTGCTGCAAGAGCAGAAGGTATCCAACCAGGAGGGACAACTTGGCGCCAGATTAATGCGGCGAGGGAAGCCTCTGAAAAGTTAAATAAGCCATACAATGCAGACACTATGCCAGCGGCTCAAAAGATTGACCAACGGGTAGCCAATACAATGCGAGAGGTAGGAATGTAATGCCAAAAGTAGGAAAGAAAGAGTTCCCATACACAGCCAAGGGAATGGCTATGGCAAAGAAAGAAGCCAAAAAGTCAGGCAAGAAAATGAATAACATGAAGAAAATGACCATGAAGAAAATGGGCAAGAAGAAGTAACATGGATAAAATGTATGATGTACCCAAAAAGAAGTCTAAAAATTTAGACCCTAAATTTGGGGTAAGCATTAATAAAAAAACAAAACCAAAAGCAAGGCCAACTGTTGTTTCAAGAATAAAAGTTAAGCCTACTCCCCTTAAGAAAAAACTTACAGGCAATGATGCTATTAAGGAATTTCAAAAACAGATATCTCCATCTGGTATGGCTAGGACTAAGAGACAACAAGAAGATGCTCTTAAGAAACTTATGGAGAAAAGATATGGAAAGAAAAAGTGATGAAGACCAAAAAGGGAATGGGCTTCAAAGCAGCGCAGAAACAAATTGCGAAAAAACAAGGTATCTCACAGGAGCGTGCTGGAGCAATCTTGGCTGCAGGTGCGAGGAAAGCAAGTAAGTCAGCAAAGAAAAAAAATCCAAACTTATTAAAAGTAAAGGGTAAGAAAAAGTAATGTCATCTGGCCAATACAAACGACACGATGGATTTAATCCAATACAGATTAAAAACGGATTTGTTGTGCGTATTGGCAAGAATGGCATAGTCAGACAAGTACTAGGGAAGCAAGGGGAGTATGGCAAAGACAGCAGCGTGGCAACGCAAGGAAGGTAAGAATCCTAAAGGCGGACTCAATGCCAAGGGCAGAGCATCCTATAAGGGTGGAACCCTCAAGGCACCTGTAAAGAGCGGGGATAACCCCCGTAGAGCCTCATTCTTGGCCCGTATGGGCGGGATGCCAGGACCTGAGCGTAAGCCTAATGGTGAGCCAACAAGATTATTACTATCGCTACAAGCATGGGGTGCTAGTTCAAAGGCCGATGCTAAGGCTAAGGCAGCAGCGATATCTAAAAGAAACAAAGGGAAGAAAAAGTAATGCCAGCCAAAAAAACTAAATCTAAAGTTAATCAGGCAGGTAACTATACAAAGCCTGGCATGAGGGCTGCATTGTTTAAGAAGATTAAGGCTGGTTCTAAAGGTGGAGACCCAGGAGAATGGTCAGCCCGTAAGGCACAACTACTTGCTGTTCAATACAAGAAGGCTGGCGGAGGATATAAGTAATGGCACTTGCTAAATCTCAAAAGTCTTTAAAGGATTGGACTGCACAGAAGTGGAAAACTTCTGATGGTAAACCATCTAAAGGCAAAAAAAGATATTTACCTGAGAAGGCTTGGGCTGCATTAAGTCCTGCTGAAAAGGCTGCTACTAATAAAGCCAAGGCTGCAGGTAATGCTAAAGGTAAACAATTTGTAAAGCAACCTAAATCAATAGCCAAGAAGGCAGCAAAGTACAGATAGGGACACAGGGGACTATGAGCAACAAAGATTCTATTGCACTAGTTTGGTGCGACAATGGAATGGTAGATGGTAAGTTTATGCAAGGCGTAACAGATGTAATGTTAAAGTCTGGCGTAGAGTTTGCTACATCACTAAGAAGCCAAGGCAATCAAATTGCTAGGCAAAGACAGACAGTAATTGATTACTGGTATGACAAGACTGATTACGAATGGCTACTATGGGTAGACTCAGATGTAGTTATCAGTCCAGAGAAGTTTAGATTATTATGGGATAATAGAGATGCTGAGAAGCGTCCTATTATTACTGGAATATATTTTACTACAGATAATCCAGAAGAACCATTAATGATTCCAATGCCTACAATCTTTAACTTTATAGTTGGAGATGAGGGTGGCTTTGGTTTAACAAGAGTTCACCCAATGCCAGTAAATCAACTGATTAAAGTTGATGCAGCAGGTATGGGATTTGTGCTAATGCACCGCAGTATTGTACCTAAAGTACGTGAAGCATCTGTTGATAATCAAATCTTTATGGAAATGGGTAGAGGAACTAAGTTCATAGGTGAGGATATATTCTTCTTTGCCCTATGTGATAAAGCAGAAGTTCCACTATATGCCCATACTGGAGCACTAGCCCCACATATGAAGCGGTTCTCATTTGATGAACATTACTACCAAGCATTTTTTGGTAAACCTAAAGAAGAACCTAAATCAAAGTTAATTACACCCAACAAGAAAATCATTACACCTAGATAATAAAGGAAGATATGACAACTACCCTATCGAACATAATGGATGAAATCCAGATTAACCTTGCTGGATATACATACCAACAGGATAGAGCAACTCACCTAAGCAGTGCAGTCTCTACCCTAACGTCATCATCTACATCACCTACCGTTCTATATTTAGGCTCTACCGAAAATCTAGGTAAGGGTGTTGTTGAGATTGATGAAGAGTTGTTATGGGTAGATTCATTTGACCGTGTGGCTAATACAGCCACTGTAGCCCCATATGGCCGTGGCTATCTAGGTACTACTGCTGCTACACACGCATTAGATACTAAGGTTACCATCTCTCCTACCTTCCCACGTTTTGTAATTAAACGTGCAGTTAATGACACTATTAGGGCTGCTGGTGCTTCTATATTTGCAGTAGCAGATACTTCATTTACTTACAATGCAGCAATTACTACCTATGCATTTGCTAACCTAAACATAGATAATATTTTAACAATTATGTGGCAAGAGATTGGTCCATCTAAAGAATGGATACCAGTAAGACGTTGGTCTTTTGATTCTTTTGCCGAACCTACAGCCTTTGGGTATACCTCAAGTGATGAAGTACAAACAGTAACTATTGGTGATTACATTACCCCAGGCAGAACTGTAAAGATTGTTTATGCAACTGAGCCTTCTGCCTTTACAACCAATGCCCAAGTATTTACAACACAAACAGGACTACCAGAATCTTGCAAAGATGTAATAGTTCTTGGTGCTTCATATCGTCTACTTACCTACCTTGACCCAGCACGTGCTGCTCAGGTTAGCCCACAGGCAGATGAGACAGACAGCAAGAGGCCGTTTGGTTCTTCACAGAACGCAACACGTCAATTGCTAGCCCTATACACACAACGCTTACAAGAAGAAGTACAGCGTCAACAAACTGCATATCCAATCCGCATCCACTACAGCCGATAGGTAACTAAATGACAACACGTAAATACTCATCACGCTCACAACAGAGTACCCTCTCTGCAGCGTTAACATCTGCTGGAACTACAGCCACTGTAGTATCTGGTACTTCTTTGCTAGGTGGCGCCACAATTTCTGCTGGCGAAACCTTTACGGTGGTGATTGACCCAGATACAGCACTTGAAGAAATTGTAGATGTAACGGCAGTCTCAACTAACACTCTTACTATTACTCGTGGTATCGATGGTTCAACTGGTGTAGCCCACTCTGCTGGTGCTGTAGTGCGCCATATGGCAATTGGTAGAGATTACCGTGAGGCTAATCAACACATTGAGAATACTACAACTGCACACGGAATTACTCTTGCTAACCTAGTCAAGACTACAGATACAGGCACAGTAACAAGCGGTATGATTCTTGACGGCACTATTGTTAATGCTGACATCAATGCAAGTGCTGCTATCGCAGATACTAAATTAGCCACTATCTCAACTGCTTCTAAGGTATCTAACTCTGCTACTACTGCTACATCTGCTAATACCAACTCTGCTATCGTAGCCCGTGATTCCTCTGGTAACTTTTCTGCAGGTACTATTACTGCCAACCTTACAGGTAACGTAACAGGTAACGTATCTGGAACTGCAGGTAGTGCAACAGGTAATGCTGCTACTGCAACTGCTTTACAGACAGCCCGTAACTTCCAACTAACTGGAGATGTAGAAGCCTCAGCCGTATCATTTGATGGTACTGGAAACGTAAGCCTAACTACTGTTATTGGCACTGGTGCAATTGTTAACGCAGACATCAATGCTTCTGCTGCTATCTCATACAGCAAGTTAAACCTTGCAGGAACTATTACTTCCTCTGATATAGTAGATGGAACTATCGTCAATGCTGATATTAATGCTAGTGCTGCTATTGCGCTTAGCAAGTTAGCAACTGACCCACTAGCCCGTGCTAACCATACAGGTACACAGACTGCTAGTACTATCTCTGATTTTGATACACAAGTTCGTACCTCTAAGGTAACTGACCTTACTGCTCCAACTGGTTCATTCTCAATGAATAGCCAAAAGATTACTAACCTTGCTACACCTACATCTAATACTGATGCTTCAACCAAGGCTTATGTAGATACTCAAATTAATAACCTTATTGATGGTGCTCCTAGCACATTAGATACTCTTAATGAGATTGCTGCTGCTCTTAATGACACAGCCAACTTCTCTGATACAGTAGTTCTTAAATCAGGTTCTACAATGACTGGAGCCTTAACTCTTTCAGGTGCTCCATCATCTAACCTACACGCTGCTACAAAGGCTTATGTAGATTCATTTGCTGCTAATGCATCAGCCGATGCTGCTTCCGCTGCTGCAAGTGCCGCTGCTGCTGCTGCCTCATATGATTCATTTGATGATAGATACCTAGGTGCTAAAGCATCTGCTCCATCTGTAGATAATGATGGTAATGCTTTGGTTGCTGGTGCTCTTTACTTTAATACTACAACTGGTGCTATGCAGGTATACGATGCAGTTGCTGCTGCTTGGGAAGGCATTACATCTGCAGTATCATCTAGCCGTTGGAGTAAGACTGCTGCAGGTGGTGAGACTACACTTAATGGTGCAGATGACAATGTAGTATCATTATCTTACACAGTAGGTTACGAACAAGTATATTTAAATGGTGTATTATTAGCAAGAGGCGGAGATTACACAGCATCTACTGGTTCAAGCATTACAGGTATCGCAGCATTAACCGCTGGAGATATTGTAGAAGTTCTATCTTGGACACCATATAGCGTTGCCAATGCGTTAACAGTAACTACTATTGATGCAAAGGGTGACTTACTTGTAGGAACTGCAAGTGATACAATAGGAAGATTAGCGGTAGGAACCAATGGATATATCCTTACTGCTGATAGCAGTCAGACTCAAGGAATTAAATGGGCTGCTGCACCTGAAGCAGGATTTAATCCACTAATGTTGATGGGAGCATAATGACAAGAGCAAGAACCAATGCAGATAACTTTGCTGCAGATGTATTAGGCGTAACCGCCTCAACAGGACTATCAGGTGGAGGAACATCAGGTACTGTAACAGTATCTCTTGATACTGCCTCTGTATATGTGGTCCCATCCCAGACAACACACTCTGGTAAATATCTAACAACCAATGGAAGTGCTGCATCTTGGGCAAGCGTAGATGCTCTTCCATCTCAAACAGGAAATTCAGGAAAGTATTTGACCACCAATGGTACATCTGCTTCCTGGGCAACAATAACCACCGACCCAACCCCCACAGCATTTTTGCTGGGCGGAATGTAATAAGGAGAAACAATGGCAAACGCATATAAAGTACTAGGTCGCAAGGCTGCTGCTGCAACTACTGAGGAAGCACTATATACAGTGCCTTCATCAACAGAGGCAGTTGTGTCTACAATTGTAATCGCAAATCGTGCTGCATCAGCAAAGACATATCGTCTTGCTGTAAAGCCAACATCAGGAACAACTCTTGCTAATGAGCATTATATTGCTTACGACATTGCAATTGCTGCTAATGATTCAACTGCGCTAACACTTGGCATTACTCTTGCTGCAGGAAACTCAATTAGTTCCTATGCATCAAGTGCTGACTTAACATTTACTGCTTTCGGCTCAGAAATTACCGCTTAACAACTTTTAGAAAAGGAATCACCAATGGCTATCTCAAGATTTAGTAACTCTAGGTTTACGCAAGCGTTGCCTAAATACACCCGATTTTGGGACCAAACAACTGTAGTTCCTGTTACTGTTGACTATTTAGTAGTTGCTGGTGGTGGGGGGGGAGCAGGAAGTGGTGACGCAAATGTTAGTGGCGGCGGTGGTGGTGCTGGTGGACTTCGTTCTTCCGTAACTGCAAGCGGTGGAACTCCAGGTACTGTTGAATCTGCACTTTCTTTGACTATTGGTACTAGTTATACAGTAACTGTTGGCGGTGGGGGTGCTGCTGGTACTGGTACTTATGGCGGTGGTGGTGTTGCGGGTACTAACTCCGTATTTAGCACAATAACTTCTACTGGCGGTGGCGGAGGCGGAGGATATGATACAGCCGCAGATAACGGTGGTAGTGGTGGTGGAGAATCTGAACAAGGTACACCTGGTACTGGTACAACAAATCAAGGTTTTGATGGTGGTACTGGTTCTCACGCAACTGGTGCTGCAGGTGGCGGTGGTGGTGCGGGAGCGACAGGTAGTGCTGGCAATACAAACGTAGGTGGTAATGGTGGCTCTGGTGTAGCGATTAGCATTACTGGTTCTTCGGTAACTTATGCTGCTGGTGGTGGTGGTGCTGGTATGACTACTGCTGGTACAGGTGGCTCATCTATTGGTGGTAACGGTGGTGCTTCAAATGCTGCTGGTTCAAACGCATCTCCAGCCAATAGAGGTTCTGGTGGTGGTGGTGCTAATACTAAATTAGACCAAGTATCCAGAAGTGGTGGTACAGGTAGTTCAGGTGTAATTATCCTTCGTGCTACCCAGGCAGCAGCATCTACAACAGGCTCTCCTACTTACACAACATCTGGTTCATATCATATTTATAAATTCAATGGTGATGGGAGTATTACTTACTAATGGCTATTCGTAAATTTTCTACATCAAGTATTAAGACAGGCTCTAAGTCATCTAAGTTTTGGGACCAAACCACTACACTACCTTTATTTGCAGATATTCTTGTAGTTGCAGGCGGTGGTGGTGCTGGACAGCATTTATCAGGTGGTGGTGGTGCTGGTGGATTTAGAGTTTCAGAATCTCAATCTTTTTCATATGGAACCGCTTATACTGTAACCGTTGGCGGTGGTGGCGCAGGTGGATTTGAAGGAACGCAAACTGCTGGAGCAAACTCGTCTATTTCAGGAACTGGATTTACCACTTACTCTGCAACTGGCGGAGGTTTTGGTGGTAGTAATAGTGGTGGCAATGGTGGTTCTGGTGGCGGTCAGGCTGGTAATGGTGGCTCTACTGGCGGTTCTGGTAACGCTGGTTCGTACTCTCCAGTAGAAGGTTTCAACGGCGGCGCTCAGTCGGGTTCACCAGAACCAAGTCGTTGTGGTGGTGGTGGCGGTGGTGCCTCTGAGGCAGGAAACACTGATGCCCAAGGTTTTGGTGGAGACGGGTCTAGTGCATATTCATCTTGGGGTGCTGCTACAAGCAGTGGTCAAAATGTAAGTGGAACATATTGGTATGCAGGTGGTGGTGGTGGTAGCCCTGACTTCAATGGCTCAATATCAACAAGAGAAGGCGGTTTGGGCGGTGGCGGTTCATCAACCCGTCAACAGGCTGGAGTATCAGGAACTGCCAACACAGGAGGTGGCGGTGGTGCTGGTTCTTACAATGGTTCACAACTTATAGGCGGTAGCGGTGGCTCAGGAATTGTTTTATTTAGAATAAGCGGTTCTTTAACTGCAGCATCAACAACAGGCTCACCAACTCGTTATGAGACTGGTGGCTATACTTATTACAAATTCACAGGCAACGGCTCAATTACTTTCTAAGGAGAAACATGGCACACTTCGCAAAACTAGATGAATACAATAATGTACTTGCAGTACATGTTGTAAACAATGATGTTATTACTATTGATGGTAATGAGTCAGAGCAAGCAGGTATTGACTTTTTAACATCACTACACGGACATACATTATGGAAGCAAACTTCCTACAATGGCAACATCCGTAAGAACTATGCAGGTATCGGATTTACCTATGATGCAGGGCGTGATGC